CAAGCATGGCGTAAAGCCCATCAGGTATCGCGACAGCCCCATCAGGGGTTCCGCTGTGGTCATCCTGGCCACGGATGGAGTTAAGCATGTTCATTCAACTTCCACACCTTAATCCGCAGAGCCTTAATAACTAACGCTTACAGTATTCAAGCTCCCAAATATTTCTACTTGGCAACTTTCCCAAAACTTCACCATTTGCAAGGCTCTTTCATGGGCATCCTTGACCCATTGCGGCGTGCTGTTCCTGACCTGCATTACACAGTGCATCAATCTTGCCAGCACGGTGTAATGCTTGCCAAAGGTCCGCGCAAATAACTCCTTTTGCAGTCTCAGTGCGTCAGGGTTTTTAATGTAACTTTTGCAGATTGCCATGGTGTCTTTCCTTACAAGCCAGTCCCTAGATTCCGAGCCTTCCCCTCTTGGGGTTTAGCTGGCTGCTTTTCGCTGCCGTGCTATTTGCCGTTACCCTGAGTTCGTCGCCTGGACGATTCCGGAAACTATGAATTTCGGATGTACAGGGAAGCTTTGTAAAGCGTAGCTTTATGAATACCCTGTGCAGCCGAAATAGGACAAGGTAAGCTTGTCCGGTCATCGTTTCAGGATTCGGGAAGAAAAGCGACTAACTCAGGGTAACGTCGGCGCGGCGGTGAAAAGTAGCCTGCCTCCGCGATAGGGATCGTTACCCGAATGGGCTAAGACCCTTTAGGGGCTTAGTTGCGAAGCAATAGAGCCCGGGCCGTAGGCATCGCCCTATTTGTCCAGCTAAGACAACTGAAAAAAAAACCGGAATAAATCCAGCTTTTCATTAAATAAAATCACATTAGTTGACCTAAATAGTCTGGATTAGGTTGCATGGCTGTAATCCTTTGTGTTACGCTTCGGGCATGTCATCTTCCGGATTACGTCATCCAGAAGGGCACATCAAGTGTATCAAAAGGCCATCCATGCTGCAAATTTCGAAATTAGACCTTAGCAGTCCTAAAAGTTCAATCGCATTTCATAAGGCGATTTGTGAGCTTGAATCGTTGTTAGCACGTAAACGTTTTGAAAACGCGGTGGCGGATTTGAACGGCGCGTCAGCGCCGTTCAAAACGGCGCCGGGTGTGCATCACCCCGTTGGTAATACGGGGATAACCTCAACTATCGCTAACGGTCGTTCAAATGGCTAGCCCGGTGGTTGCTCCCTTGGTTATTGATGGTGACACCGTCAAAATGCGCGTTTTGGCTGAACGTCAATTCCATCGGCGTTCGGTGCATGTCGATTGGGTTCGATTCACCTGTCTTTTGCGCAATGCGCCAGTGCCAAATGCTGATGTTCTTTTCACCCGGTGGGACTCGCCAGAACTTGAAATTCAGGATGCGAACCGTGCGCGTTCCCTGATTGATTTTCATGGCTCTGAATTTCAGGCAACGGCTCAGGCTAACGAATTGGCTTATCGCATTGCGGCTGCCCTTGGTTCTGATTTTCATGTCACCGAAGACGTTAAAAAAGGCATGGATTTCTATAAATACCGTTGGTCGATCACGCTAAATGGTAATGAGTGTGCATGGGTCGGCTTCCTGTCCACGTCGGACAGTCCTCGCCAGTCGAAACAAGCTGGCACCATACATGCCAACATTACCGGTACCGCCTGCACGTTCGCCACTCCGGGCTGGTCTGATCGCATGGCTGATCTGGTTGAAGACTGTGAGGGCACATTGACCCGTGCTGATCTGGCTCTTGATTTCTTTGATGGATACCCGGGCGGTATTGAAGCTGTACGTACTGCATATCGTGACGGTCTTTGCAATGTCGGCGGTCGTAGGCTCAAATTTAATCTTGTCGGTGATTGGGAAAATAACCATGATAGATCGATCTATTTGGGCAGTAGAGAGGCTGGCAAAGTCACTAATGTTTACGAAAAGGGTGATCAGCTTTATGGCGAAAAAGCGGGTTCGGATTGGGTACGGTTTGAACTCAGGTACGGAAATAAATTCCGTGTGCTTTCCTCGGAAATCCTGCGTCGTCCTGATGATTTTTTTGCAGGTGCATCGGACTGGCATGAATCCGTAATGCTACAGGCTGCGGCTATTTCATCGGCTGAAAAAGTACCCTGCCTCCCGCGTCTGCAAATTGAATCGTGTACGGCTGAAGTTTCTCGTAACGTTCGCTGGCTTAAAAACACGGCGGCCTCATCCTTGAAGGCGGCTATTGAATTTCTTGACCATGATGAACTGCTCCAGTTGATTGGTAATGCTGTTTTACCGGGTCGGCTGCGCAAATTCTCCAAATCCCAAATTGCTGATTGTTTCTCTCCGGCGGTAAAGGTCGTTACGTCCTTCCCGGCGCTTGTTCGTGTTCCTGGAACAGTTGCGACATATTCGATTTTCTCGGCTAACCCTTCGCCCGTGGGTTGTCAAGCCTTTTAACTTGGGCAGTACATAGGATCAAAAAATGAAATTTTCAAATCAGCCTTCAGTTTGTTTCGGCATCAAGGAATCGAAGGGTGAGTTCGATGGAAAAGCCTTTTCGTCGACAACCTTCTATCTCCCTGCTGATATGGCAGGAAACCAATCAGGTCGTGCTATTGGTGTCGTCACGACGCCTCATAAATTCGGTGATGCTTCCGAATTTTCCAAGTGGGCGCATTTGGAAAAATCGTTCCCGGTCGGTGGTGTCCCTGTCCTCTGTGATTTCGATGTGGTCGCTGGCCGCGATGCAAATGGTAAGGATCAGGCAAAGCTGATGCTTGTCGGTATTCGCCCTGCCCCTGGCGTCAAGGGTTAAAAAATGAGGCTCATCATCCAGTCGCAGGTAACGGGTCGTTTCCTTGCTCCGTCGATGGATGGTGGTGAACCTGTATGGGTGCGCTCCTTGCGTGAGTCTGGCGGCGGCGTATCTGCTGATATGGATCAATGCGCTCAGTTGATGATGGATAACACGGACTCGGATGATCGAGCTGTTGTCATTGATCTTGATCGGCTTGGCACTGTAAATGACTATTGAATTTGCCCTTTTTGGGTGATACGTTGCCGGGGCGTTTCCTCGGTTTTTTTGAAAATGAAAGGTTCATCATGAACAAAGCAAAATTGGCCCTCTTGGGTCTGGTGTCTGGTGCTGGTTCGGCTTTCGCTGCCGTTCCCACTGAGGTTTCGACTGCCGTCGAAACCATGGCAACTGATGGCGCGACTCTGGCTGCTGCTGTACTCGTGGCAATCATCGGCATCGTCGCGATCAAGTTCCTCCGCAAAGGTGTGAACTAAAAATGTCCTTCCAAATCGGCCCGTTCTGCTATCCGTCCGCTGAATCGGCGGCAAATGCTGCCTCCTCGTCCGTGGTCGGTAGCGTCGTGTCGATTGGTGGCGTTTCGTATGTGGTGGACTTGTCGGCGGTTTCGTCGTCTTCCATCACATACCTGTTTTCTGACGTTTCGTCGACTTCGTCATTTACAAAAGTCGTCCCCTTTCACGCTCCCCCCTGTGGCCTGCTTGATGCCTCTGACGGGCTGGCCCTTGGGTGGGGCATTGCTACTGTCTGGATTGTCACGGCTGGCATCCTGTTTTTACGTCGAGGGCTTCACACATGACACCCGAATTTTTCGCTGTTTTTGTCGGCGTTTTGGGGGCCGCATGGCTTATCTCAAGCTCGCTCTAATCCCGGCGCTTCTGCTTGCTGGCTCTGCTCATGCGCTTTACGTGACACCGTCAACCCCTGAGAATTTCCGTACCGTTGGCGGTCAAGGCTACTTGAGCATATCGCCTTCTGATCGCTCTTTCGCTAACGGCATACGCTCCAAGATATCAGGCGGTGCCGCCCGTGTCGCCCTCGCTGGCGGTATGGGTGCTGATATTCCGGTCGCCTATAAATTTGCGGCCGGCGCTGCAAAAGCTGCCGCCTCGTTAGCTTTTGGCTGGCCTGGTGTTTTTCTCCTCGCTGGTGGGCTAGCTTATCAATATTTCACTGATCAGGATTTGGTCGTAGATGACGGTATCTGGAAAAAACGATATATCACGACACCAATTCAATATAAGATGAGTGGTTATACCTGTACTACGGAGTGGCTTGGCTCTATTGATTCAGCAATTTCGTCTTGGCTTAGTTGCACCGCGTCTAGAGGTTACGGTACGCTCTCTATCAATCATGTTGAGGGGTCAAAGTATTATTGGGATAGGATGAGAGTGGGTTCTACCGTTCTTGAACGCAATGACGGTACCTCAGATCTTTTCACGCAAACTGGCACCCAACAGGAGCTCAAAATACCCGTAGGTCAGGCTGAATTTGAGAATGAAATGAAACTTGTCCCTATTCCATTAGGCTTACCTCAAGAGTGGCCTCTTCCTAATTATGAATGGCCCGTTGAAGATCAGCCCATTCTGAATCCAACTGAGGAAGATCCATTAAATCCTGAGGCGGTTCCACTTCCTCAGCCTTTGCGGGTGCCACTTGGTGATCCCATTATTGTGCCTAACACTGATCCGCAACAGTACAAATCCCCAGTTGTCGACATCGTACCCAGTCCGACACTTGATAACCCTTGGCGCGTCGACGTTCAGCCGAAAGACGTTATTTCAGAATCCCCTGAACCACTTCAGCCTGCTCCTGTTCCGACTACGCCGCCTGAGGGACAAACAGAACAAGAGCGTCAGGAACAGCTTGATCTCTGCGCATTGCATCCCGATATTGTCGCCTGCTCAAAACCTGAGCTAGATACTCCAGAGTCTGACGATCTGACCGAAGTTGAAAAGTCTATATCGTTCATTCATTCACCGTTTAGCGGTAGCGGTGCGTGCCCTGCCCCTGTCCATGTGCAGGGTGCTGGCGTCGACTTTAAATATGATCTGGTCTGCGACTTCATGGAAGGCATAAAGCCTCTCGTGCTGGCCTTCGCTGCGCTGGCTGCTGCCATGATCATTCTTGGCGTACGTTCTGGGGGTGATCAATGAACGGTCTTATAGGTACCTGGCTTGTCTCGCTTGCTGGCCCTGCTGCGCGGTCTATCCTCAAATCTTTGGGCTTCGGCTTTGTCACCTTCGCGGCGCTTACTGCTGCCCTTAATACGGCCCTTGATATGGCTCATGCGGCATGGGATGGCATGGGCGGCGCTGTCCTTGGGCTTGTCGGCCTTGCCGGTGGCCCTGAGGCTATGGGCATCATTGCCGGTGCACTTGTGACACGTGTTGCCATGCAAGCCGGTCGTCGTCTGTCCCTTGTCACATGATCACGGTCTTTACCGGTGCGCCCGGTGCTGGCAAAACAGCTGCGCTCGTCGATTACCTGTCAAAGCTTCCGGGTGATCGTCCGGTATTCGTCGACGGGCTCGACGGGCTCACCCTCCCGCATACGCCGGTCGATGCTAACGAGTGGCATCATCAATTACCGGATGGGGCAATTCTTGTCATTGATGAAGTTCAGCGTGTGTGGCGTCCACGTGGGCCGGGTAGCAAAGTTCCTCAGTCTGTGGCTGAACTCGAAACACATCGGCACCGTGGCATTGATGTGTTTATCACGACTCAATCACCTAAGCTGCTTGACTCTAACGTTCGCGCTCTGGTTGGTCGTCATGTGCATATCCGGGATGTCGGCGTCCTCGGTCGTCATTGGTACGAGTGGCCGGAAATCAACGAGTCAATGAACTGGAAAGGCTGCGTGAATCGGCACCGTTTCAAGCTGCCCAAAAAAGCATTCAGCCTTTACAAGTCCGCGTCGATTCATACCGTCCCTGTCCGTGGTTTCCCGCGTGCCCTTATTTTTGGCGTGGTCGCTCTCTTGGCTTTCGCTGTCCTTGGTTATGGTGTCTTCCGAATTTTTGAACGTGTCCGAGGTTCTGAGGCTGAATCACTACCTGTTCCGGTGTCGACCATGCCAGTTCAGTTAGTTGGCCGTCCTCCTTCTGTGGAGCGTTCCGGCGCTTACGACACGACACAATTTATCCCTCGGGTGTCCAGTGTTCCGGAGTCGGCCCCTGCATATGATGCCCTTCGCGTCGTGGTCGTCATGCCTCGCGTGGTCGGTGGCTACTGCATCGATGGCGTGTGCAAGTGCATCAATCAACAGGGCTTAGATTCTGGTCTGTCATCCGGTGACTGTTCCCGCTGGATGGCAAGTCCGCCCTTTTATCCTTACCGACTTGAGCAACCTGTTCAATCTCGGACTGATCAATCAAGTTCTCAAGTCGTTACTGGTTCAACGTCTTAGAACTCTGTCGTCAGGGTTCCATCGTCAAGGCGGCGCATGATGTCCCATTCTTCGTCACATTCTTTAGCGTTTTTGCGTGCTTCTGCATACGTGGCATGATCACTAAAAATGCCTTCGTCATCCGTTCCCGGGTTTGTCACTATGACCCATGGATAGGGGTTATATGTCCGCAATATCGTCATGGCTTTTGCAAAAGCGTCTTTAAAATCAGCCTCGTCTTTTTGTGTATCGTGTGGAAGTGGTGCGGTATATTTCTTCATGATCTACCCTTTCAAAGTTAATAACGGCTCTACGGAATAACGTGTTGAATTCATGATTTAGGAATATACTCATAAAACGGAATAACGTGTAGAAAA